GCGGGATTTCCGGTGTCCTGACGTTCGCTTCCAACGTGACGGTTGCGGATGGTACTGCCGGCAACTCCGTGAGTGCGTCCACTCAGTCGGTCATTAAGCGTCCGTCTGGCCGTGGTAATACCTCCCTTTTGCAGGCGACCGATACCCTTGTGATGGGCAACCTGCTTGACTCTGTGGCGCAGCTTCGCCTCAATGCCGTGCCGACCGTGGATGGTGCCTATAACTGCTATCTCGATCCCGTGTCGTTGCGCCAGCTTTACGCCGATCCTGACTTCAAGCAGTTGTATCAGGGTGCGACGGGCAGTAATTCCACGTTCAAAAATGGCACTGTCGTCGATATGCTGGGTCTGCGCTTCATTACGACCACGGAAGCCTACGTTCAGGCTCATCCGAGCATCGCCAGCCTTTACGTTCGGCGTCCGATTATCGTGGGACAGGGTGCGCTTATCGAGGGTGACTATGAGGGCATGGCCGAGGCGGATACTGAACGCAGCAACTCGATTATCAGCATGGTCGATGATATCGCCATGGTGACCCGTGAGCCGATTGATCGTTTGGGCCAGATCATCGCTCAAAGCTGGTATTGGATCGGCGGATTCTGCGCGCCGTCCGATACAACGACCAACAGCACTACCGTCCCGACCGCGAGCAATGCCAACTACAAGCGCGCGGTTATGATTGAACACGTGGGCTAAGGGTGAGTCGATACCCCAAAGGCAGCCGGGTTAATCCCCCGGCTGCCTACGGTGGCGGCCAGGTCGCGGATGCGCTGGCGGCTCCCGTTCAGGACGTTCCTGCGGTTGCGGAGCGTCGAACTTCCGGCTGGGCAAGCCCCAAGCGACAAATTGGTTTTTACGCAGGGCGAGATTTTCTGGTTTTGAAGCCGAACACATGGACATTTGTGGACGGCGCGGCGTATCGGGCTTTAGTGGATGGCGATGTGGCGCCTGATATTTCTTGGAGAGACTGACATGAGCGGCACGGTAATTGAGGGTGGCGGCGATACCTCGGACCAGGGTGGCGTTGTTGCGGTCGAGGCGGTCCAATCGGCTTCTACCCATGTTGGCGTGCCGTCGGTGAGTTTCACGGACTCTTATAACGGCGCGATCATTGAATACTTGGCTGGCATCCCGTTCATTGCAGACGCGGCCTATTACGCCGCCATCAATGCTTCCGCAACTGCGGCGGCAAACATCGTCTGGCAGGATTGAGGTTATGGCAAATTACACTGGCGACCAGCAAACCACAACGGCGATTGTCGTTAATGGCGCGCACGTGAACGCGAGCTTGGCGGCGGTGAAAGCTGCGGCGCCGGCGGCCTCGACGTATCAATTCACGGCGGCCTTTGCGATTCATTTCAACGGGACGAACTTGGCATTCCTTAAGGGGAAAACCTACGTTCTCGACGCGACGGAAAAGGCTGCCTTGTTGGCGGCGTCCGCACCCATGACGGCGGTGTAAATCATGCCCATTACTCAACCATTCAAATCGTCCGGCCAGGCTTCGGTTGCGCTGACAACCGCCGCCGCCGAGGTTGCTATTCCAGGCCAGGGCGAGAACGTCCTGATTTATAACGCGACCGCCGTGGCGGTGGCGTGTGACTTCCAGGCGCAGGCTGGTGGCGCGGCTACGGCGGCCTCGCCGTATGTTGTGCCGGCGGGCGGGCGCATGATTGTCACGATTGGTCAGGTGGCCGGGGTGCCGCTTTATGGGTTGGCGTTCCCGCTCGGGACCGCTGCGGCGTCCGTGTACTTCATGCGTGGCGACGGCTCTACATATTGATCGGATGAAAGATGTCGCAGACGATCGTATTGCCATGGGCGTCCTATGCGTCAACGCCGTTTTCGACCGGCGAGAAGTCGATCATTCGCGACTATTGCGGATACCCCCCCTATGGCGCGGGAAACTCCGGGTTTATCGGTTATCGGTTCTTCCAGGCTTCGGGTACGCTGGAATACCGGCTGAACAACCTATCGACCGATGAAATCCAGCAAGTTAGGTGGCGTGCTGACCTGATTGCCGTGATGGATGCCGCTCTGGCGACTGCATCGAGTGGCTTGGATACAGCGCAAGCCAGTGTGTGGACTCGGAACAAGAACGAGGTTGCCGATCGCATCAAGCATCGCAATTACCACTGCCGGAAGATTGCTGATTCCCTTGGCGTGCCGGTTGGCCCGAATTTCTCGGGAGATGGCTCCAGTGTGCGGCTTGTGGTCTGATGCAAAAATATATCTCAGGGCGCGGCGTAAAATCGGATTTCGATGAGTGGGGCTACTACGACGATCGTTCTTCGATTGAAGTTTTTGAATCAGACAACCGACCTGTTGATACCGGGTTGCTGGATGTTCACGGTGACCGAATCTTTCGCGTCATTGAACGTCAGCCGATTGGCTTTCGAGTGCGGTTGTAATGGCAACCGGCTCAACTATTCAAAGCCGGATCAATTACGGTCTGGGCAAGGTGGGGCAAATTCTCGGGTTTCAATACTCGTGGTATCGCCCCGACCCTGCCGGGCCTGTTGTGCAGCCGTCAAACCTTATGGGCAATGTGCTGGCGCATATTGCGCCAACCCCGGCGCTTATCCCAAGCCCGTCTCAGTTTGGCAAGCCTGACCGATATGGGGCTTTTGACGCTACGCAATATCAGGCTGGTGATTACCTTATCGGGCCTGAAACGTATTTCATAGGCGAGTACATGCCGCTGTCCGGCGTGTCGCATTTGATTGTCTGTAATGAGACGTTCCAGCTATCCCGCCGGGGCGAAAAAGTGCCGGGCGAGGATTACGTTGGGGGCGGCCTGCAAGGTAATACCGTGCTGGCTACAGGGTTCCCCGGCTGGATGAAGGCGGGGGATCGCAAGCAGCCGTCCGACCTGCATTTGCCGGGCGAAGTACAGATGCCAACGATCAACATCCTCTTGCCGGTGAGCTTGTCCGAGGAAGTGCTGCGGGGTGACGAATTGATTACGTCCGACACGGTTCAATCGCGCTGGACGGTGCAGAGTGCCGACCTGTCAACGATGGGCTGGTCAATCATTGCTGTGGAGTCTGGCGCGGTGTCGCCGGCCAACGTGGCGGCTTCGTAATGGCTACGATAGATGATCTGACCGAGGGCTTTGTGACCACGCTGGCGGGTATCCTGTTTCCGGGCACGACATACGCGCCTGGAGCCACGGTCAATGCGGTTGCGTCATGGTCATCCGCGCTCGGCCACGCACCGTTGACAATCCCGACGAAGCTTTACCGGGGCGCTCCTGAGATTGCTGGATTGAATGCCGACATTGCCGCCGGCGTGTCCAATGTGTGCGTCACGTCTGTTCCCGGCATGTCGCGCGATACGACCCGCTTCCAGCCGTATTATTCCCAGATATCGGCCAACGTGGCGACGTTGACCGTTGCGTGGACCTCCAGTAGCGTCACATTTGGGGGCACCGTCTCGCTCGGGCAGGCTGTTGGCCTGACGGCAAACAGAGTGGCCTATGCGTACCGCCCCCTTGCCACGGACACGCTAGCATCCATTGCGGCGGCTTTTGCCGCAGTCGTGCCGGGCGCATCAGCCGCCGGTCCCGTGCTGACCGTGCCGGCTGTGACTGCGGCGGCTGTTGGCGTCGATCAGACTGTCCAGTACCACGCGGGCCAGGCGCAGCAGCTTATGTGCGTTGCCGTCCTTTGCCCAAACATCACGGCTGGCAGTACGCCGGCATCCGGTTATCTCGTGCGGGCGGCGCTGGGGCGGCTGGTGGATCAGACCAAAAACCTATTGGACGCAAACGGGAACGTAACGAGATTCTTTCCGTTGCCGGACGGCACAACGGCTAAAATGGTTTTTGCTAAACAATCCGATGACGACACGCCGCGCAACAACAATATATGGCGGCGATGGGTCTATTTTCTTTGTGACTATGAAGAAACGATCAACGTCACGCAATCTGCGGCTCTAGCGATCAATTCGGACCTGTCGGCTAACGGCGGCCCGATCATGTGGCTTGGTGTAACTCCGGGCGTCTAAGTCCGTTTCTGACGGCGCGGCGACTGCTTTCAAAAGGGTGATGAAACTATCTCGCGGTGTGCGAGTGGTGTTGATCCTCCGTGATGTTCAAAGGACAAATTGCATGACTCAGATTTTCCAGGCGGGTGCGCTCAATACCACCGCGCTCATCGTGCCCGATCTGTATGTCGGGATCGTGCCGCCGCAAACCGTCCTTTTGAACGGTGTTCCGACCAACGTTCTTGGTATCGTTGGCTCTGCGCCATGGGGGCCTGTCAATAGCGTCGTGATCGCATCGTCTATGGGCGATTTCGCGGTCAATTTTGGCGCTGTCATGGCCCGCAAGTATGACCTTGGGACCGCGATGGCAATCTCTGTGTTGCAGGGCGCGAATAATTTCCGGCTTGTGCGCGTGACGGATGGGACCGATACGAAAGCTACCGTCTCGCTCAGCACAAATATCACGTTCACGGCGGCGTATACCGGCTCGCTTGGCAATCAGCTTGCGGTGACGATCAGTGCAGGCTCCATGGCGAATACGTGGCGCGTGGTTGTGTCGCTGCCCGGCTTCACGCCGGAAACGTTCGACAATCTCGCGTCCGGTCTCACGGGCAATGCGATCTGGGTTGCGATTGCATCTGCGATCAATAACGGCGTTTCCGCGCTGCGTCCGGCCAGCAAGCTCATTACGGCGGCGGCTCTGGCCGGCACGGCTGCGCCTGTGGCGGGTACAACGCTGTTCTCGACCGGCACGCTGGGAACCGATGGTGTGACCGGGCTGACCGATCAGAGTCTTGTGGGTGTTGACGGTCTTGGATCTGTTCGTACTGGGATGTACGTGCTGCGCGGCCAGGGTTGCAGCATTGCATTCTTGCAGGACGTGACAACGGTTTCCACGTTTACAACGCAGGTCGCGTTCGGTCTTTCTGAGCAGATTTACATGATCGGCGTGACGGCGGCGGGCGATAGTGTGACAACCGCTCCGGCGATCAAGGCGGCGGCTGGTATCGACAGTTACGCGTTCAAGTACATGTTTGGTGATTGGCTGTATTGGTACGATCAGGTCAATCTCATCACCCGGCTTGTGTCGCCGCAGGGCTTTATTGCTGGGCGTCTCGCCAATATGTCGCCTGAGCAATCTTCGCTCAATAAGCAGATGTACGGGATCATCGGTAGCCAAAAGAACGGCCTTGTTGGAACAGCTCAGGACACGAATTACAGTGTGGCCGAACTGCAAGCGTTGGCTACGGCGGGAATTGATGTGATCGCTAACCCGCAGCCGGGCGGTTCGTATTGGGGCGCGCGGATCGGGCATAACTCGTCCTCGAATGCTGCGATCAATGGCGACAACTATACTCGCCTGACCAACTACTTGGCGGTAAGCGTCGGGGCGGGCATGGGGCAGTACGTGGGCCAGTTGGTCAATCAGGGGCTTTTCCAGCAAGTTCGCGCGACGCTGAATAGTTTCCTCGCCAACATGCTCCAACAGGGGTTGCTTGGAACGCTTGTTGTGGGCCAGCGACCTTATAACGTGATTTGCGATCTTACGAACAACCCCGCCAGCCGCACGGGGCTTGGGTATGTGCAGGCGGATGTTGCTGTCACGTACCAGGCGATTAATGAGAAGTTCATCATCAACATCCAGGGCGGCCAGACTGTGGTGGCTTTGGCTAGCGCGGCGCCGGTCTCGTAACGGCGGCTTGTCAAACCCCTTTTTAGAAAGATACGAACATGGCGACTTGGACGGTAGGCGAAAATTTCTCGGTCATGGTTGACCTTATGGGCACAGGTAACTTCGTGGCTTTGCCGCTGGAAACCGCGTTCACGGTCATGCAGAACAACTCGACGACAACGGTTGACCCGTTGGTCGGCCCTGTATCGAGCCAGATTTCCTTCAAGAATTGGTCTGGCGAGATTCATGTGACGCGCGTTGATGCGACCTATGACAATTACCGCGATGCGATCACGAATGCCAAGGCTGCGGGCGTCGTTATGGCGAAGGGCGCGATTCATTATTCCATCAATGAAGCGAACGGAAGCCATACCGACTACCTGTTGTCTCAGGTGGTTTTCAATCTCGGCAAGACTTCGGCGTCTGCCGGAAAAGTGGTTGACGAAGTGCTGAGCTTTTCGGCTGAGGCGAGGGCTAAACAGTGATCGTTAAAGACGCGGCGGGTCGCGAACTCGACATTCGCCCGCTCACCTATCAGGAGGAAATGACCCTCGCGGCGGGTGTTGGCTCTCCTGCGGATAGCTCCGTATGGTGGACGATGGTGAAGCGGGCGTGTGCCGTGCGCTCGATCGCCGGGGCGTTGATCCACATGCCGCAAACCCGCAATCAGATCAAGCTTTTAACCAAGCGGCTCGGGGTTGATGGGCTAAAAGCGGTGGCTAAGGGCTTGAGCGAGTGGGTGACGGAGACCGCGCCGCCTGTGGCGCTTGTGTACCGGAATGTGGACGAGGTTGAGCTAATTGATTTGCTCGAAATCGGAAGCACCTTTTCGGATGTCCCGACTTGGCGTGGTGTTGCATGGCTTGCTGCCGGCATCCGAAAAATCGGTGATGAGGATATCGAATTTCCGTCTGATTTGAAGTCTCTACGGGCGCTTGTGGCGCGGCTCGATGATCCTGCTGTGCAAGCTGCGCTTGCGGGTCAAGACGCTTCTGCCGAAGATGTCGTGGTGGCCGATGGTGAAAAGGAAGCGGCAAAAAACTAGCAAGTCGCGGGCTTCTACGCGAGGCCGTCTATTTGCGGATGCACAACCTGACCGGCTCGATTGAGGAAGGGTTAAGGCTCCGCAGGGTCAAGCGCGCGGCGTTAATTTTGATTGCGCGGGATATCGAGGCTGAACGGGTCAATTCAATTGTGCAGGCAATCTCCGGGGGGATCGGCGTGTGATGCAATTCGCGAACATCAAGGAGTTTCGCGAATATCTCGCCACCCTACCGCCAAAGCTTGAGGCGGCCAAGGCCGAGGGATTGCAAGCTGCCGGCGATATCATTCTCAAAGAAATCCATTCAGAGGTTGGCGAGTATCAGGGCGGTGATGCAGGGTTTGAGGATTGGGAGCCGCTCTCGCCCATCACGATTGCCAACAAGGAGGCCGCTGGTCAAGGCGTCCCTAACCCGTTGGAGGCAACTGACGCTATGGGCGAATCCTTTGGCGTGCAGGTGGACGGAGATTCCGCCGTCATTGGCACGGCAGACATGGTGGCCGTTTACCAGAATGAAGGGACGCGGGCCAAGGGCATAAGATTCAAAGCTGGGATTTCTGTTGAACCTGGCATTCCAGAGCGTGAGTTTATCGGGCGCGCAGCCTTTCGCAAAGCGCCGGAAGCGATTGACGCTATAGCGTTTCCGATTGTGACCGTCCTATCCGGCGGCGCTGCACCAAAGGGCCGGTTCTAATGATTGAAGCCTATGAAATCGGCGCGAAGATTGTCCTGGATGATAAAATCCTCGGGTCGCTTGATGGCGTCGATGCGGCGTTCAAAAAAGTGGAGGATGCGATATCGCGGACTAACGCGATGTTGAAGGATACCGCATCTCTGATGTCTGGTGTGGCGGGTGCGGCGCGCAGCATGGCTTCGTCCTGGCAAGCGGCGGCGACTGCCGCAGAGCGCATGGCCCGTGCTGCGGGTGGCGTGGGCGGCGGCAGTCCTGGCGTTCCCGGTGGCGGCGGTGGGTTCGGCGGCGGTGGGTCTGGTCCGGGTGGGTTCCTTCCGTTGTCTGGGCCGGATGGTTCTCGATATCTGCCGTATGGTGGCACTGACCCGCTGCAATTGGGTTACGCTGGCGGCGGCGGCACGGGCGGTGGCGGCGGTGGTCAAGATGCGCCGTTCAATGATCCGGGCCGTCCAAATTTAAACCTTGGTGCGGGTGGCGGGCTTGATCCGATGCACGCGATGAGCATGGTCTTCATGGCGCAGGCTGCCGGCAGCATGGTTTCGAGTGCGATGCGCGGTCTGACTTCGCCCGCGTTCGGCGTGCAGGACCAACAGGTTAATCTCCAAAACATGGGAGCCACGGGCGGCGATATCTCGACCGCCATGAAGACGGCCATTCAAATTCAGAAGGCTAACCCCGGCTTTACGATCGGGCAGTCGTTGGCGATGATTGCCAACCTCTACAGCGTAGATCGTAACATGAGCCAAGTGGCGGCGCTTGCGCCGACATATGCGCAAGACGGCTATATCATGTCCCATGCGCAGGGGGGCGCGGATGCGAATGACCAGCTTTACAGCATCCTTCGGTCTTCCGAGGATATGGGCAAGCTCAATCTGCTTAACAAAAACGGCTCAATCGACACGTCTAAGGCGATGGACTTCATTAACCTGTATGCGCGGTTGGTTGCAAACTCGAATGGTAATCTGACGGGCGCCGGCGCATTGACGATGATCGGCCAGGCTGGGCCGGGCGCTACGCAGTTGTCCGACACGGCGCTGGCACGCGCCATCGTCGCGTCTCAGGCGCTTGGGCCTTCGCAGGTCGGTACGGGCTTGAACGCCATGTATCAGGAATTTATCGGCGGCAAGATGAGTCAAGCCACGGCTCGGTCGCTGTACGAAGATGGCGTGCTGCCAAAGTATGCCACGATCAACGGCAAGCGCGTCGAAATGTTTGGCGACGACGATAAAATCACGAAGCCATTCAAATACGGCATTGGGCAGGTGATGCTTCCGCCCGGCACGTTGAAGGACGAGGCGCAGGCGCTTACCGATCCGGTTGCCTGGGCGCAACAGAATCTATTTGGTAAATATCTCAATTCCGATGGGACCGTCAAAAAGGGAAGCGAGCAAAACGTTGAGGATTTGATTGCGTCGTTGAACCGCGATTTTAGCCGTATCCCCGGCATGAAGCTGGCGGGCAACGCAGTATTTGAATCTGTGGTGCAAAACAGGCAGATGGCGAATGCTGCTTCGCTTGCGCCTTTGGCTACGCTGCACGCCAATGATGCGGGCACGGCATCATCGCAGGCCGCAGGGTTTGGCGCTGCATTGAATGCCTTGATGGTTGCTTTAATAGATCCGAAGCTCAAACAGGCCACCGCCGTTATGTGGGGTATGTCTCAGGCCGTGAACGGTATGGCGGCAGAAAG